TTATAAACTACTGGCTGGTTTCTCCGGCCAGGCAGGATTTGAGGTATCCACACGGTTTACCATTACGCTATAAAGTTCCCATGCTTCCAGCCGTTTAACTTCTTCATCTGTGGCAATTTTCAGTTTTACCGCCAGCGCCAGTGGCGCAATAACTGACTCAGCTTCAGCAAGAAGTTCCGCTTTTCTGGCTTCAGCCTGTGCAACCAGCTCTTCAGGTGTATATTCGCGATGCTCAACCAGTACCGGGCCGCCTTTCCTGTGCTCGATATATTTTCCATCCACCTGGCCCTGCATCAGCTCGCGATAATACTCATCTGTCAGGGGAATTAAATCGTCAGGGTAATTATCGGATTCGGTATCCGGTTGCCAGAAAAAACCTTTTTCTTTAAAGCTGTAATAATAATCGCTCATTGATATTTATCTCCCAATTGCAAACCAGGCTACAGGAAAATTATTGACCATATTGGCTATTGCTGATGACTTGGTGGCGGCAAAAAACTGACTGTTGCTCACCGGGTAACTACCGCGTCGAACGTGCGAATTACCTTCAGGTGAAATGCAGGGCTAATCCACATTGCATAAGCAAACACCACTTCACGCGAAACATAGGTGCCCTGACCGTTACCGCCCCGGATAATCTCAATACAACCGATGCTCACATCTGAGCAACGGTCAATTTCTGCACAAAGTTCGCGAGTGGAATCCATGCGCATAAAATTTGAAGGTTTGTGTCTGTCTTCACCGCCAGCCGCACGATGCAAATCATTCAGGCAATAGCGTCCCTGAACGTCGCGACGAACTTCAATACCATCGATTACCATTAAATTATTCATGCTTCTTTCTCCATTTTCAGGCGGCTGCACCCGCCCCTGTTTCAAATTTCGCGATCGTGATTTCTACCTTCCCCTTCGGGAAAACTGGTCCCCACTCCACCAGCATTCTCTTTACCTGGCTGTCGTCCTCCCAGACTCCTGCGTGAGTCAGTGCGTCGAACAGCGCTTTGTTGTAATTGTCCAAATCCCTGATCCGCTTATCTGGCGGATACAGGATGATTTCTACCGCTGCATGGGTTGATGTCGGTTTCGGCAGTCGGCGAAGTTGCTCAATGATGGCGGCACACGTTGCGCTCCGAAATTTGCGTCCCGCCACACTTATCAGGCTCTTTCCGGCAAACGGCCCTTTGTTGGGATGACGCCAGTAAGTGTTCACGCTCGGCGGAAATGGCAGGGTCAGCTTCATACCGCCACCTTCCCGACCAGGCGTTTCGCTTCGCGGTGGATCTGCGCCAGAAACGCTTCGCCACCAGCTTCAAGCTCATCACGCCCGATATAGCTGATCGCTGGCCCTTTCCAGGTTTTATCGAATACAGCGATCGCCCCCGCAAAGAAAGCGCCGGTAGGCACCTGTTTTTCATCTTTCGGGATAAACCATGCCGGCAGTTCGAAACCAATTCGGCCACGAATAAACGCGATATGGTCTGCATCTTCCGGCCACCATACTTCGCTGGTGGCAGCTTTGATCAGGAAAACATAGCGCCCGCCCTTATCCCGCATAGCGCTGGTATGCCTCATGATGTATCGCATACCTGTGATGTATTGCCCTTCATGCTGGCTGGCGCGACTGTAAGGAGGATTACCAAAAGCGGCCCCGTTGAGTTCAGCCAGACGATCCGCCCAGTCATGCGCCAGCGCGTTATCTTCCGCAGTGTAATAGTCCTCACATTTGGCGTTTTCATCGTCCGAGAAAAGATCGAGAACAAACGGACCAAACATGGCATTTATGCCCCAGTAAATGTTGTCCGGCGTGCGCCACTGATCGCCGACTTCTTTCAGTTCGTGTGCTGATTTGTTGCGCAGTTCTGCCAGCGCCCGGCAATATTTATTGCTCATTAAGACCCCACATAATTCCCTGACAGATACCACTCACTACCTGATGCAACATACTTTCTGCTCTTCCGCAAACACCGTTCACGGCGCGCCAGAAAGGCGCTACGTTCCGACGGGATATGACTCTCCCGGAATGCCTCCATCCATACCGTAGCTGCACGACGGAACAACCCTCCAGACTCCAGTGTTTCTGCCTGACGTATCAGATGCATAATCACCTGCGGGTCGTTGGTTCCGACATAACAGCTCCGCACAGGTTTAGTCCCGATATCTGGCTCCTGATCCGGCGGTATGTCTGTCTCAAGAGCAAAATGCCTGCGAGTTTTACCTTCAAAGCGATGAGCAACACGCCCGCACTGGCGTAACTTACTTGTCGACTGCAGGACGCTTTTACGCGGGAAATCTGCAAAAGCATTCGCTATATCGCTGGAAGTACATCCCGGATGGGATTCAATGAATTTCTGAACGTCTCCCATAAGACTCATATCACCCCCTGAACCCTGTCGGGATCTGGCTGTAATCCACATTCCCGTAGCTGGATTTGAACATGGGATCTTCACGGTTTTCGAAACGTCCGCCGATGGGTGCGGACAAACGCAGTGACAATTCATCCCACTTTTCCCGGAGCTTTGAGGGGCTGAGAATGTTACGGCACCAGAACGGATCACGGCTGACCCGGCTGTACATTTCGCAGATCTGTTTGTGGGTACGCCCGTCCTGAGCACACATCAGGCGAATTTCATTTGCCCAGACGGTCCAGTTAGGTTCCTTCGGACGAACCAGCTCGCCGTCACTCTCCGCGGCCTGTTCGTACAGGGCGATGATTTTTTTCCAGATCCACTGAGCACAGGTCAAATCGTCCTGCGTTCCCCACTGACGCTTTTTAGGGCTCAACACAGCGGCATCCGGATGACGGGTTAAAAACTCCTGGTCTGTCATCTGCTGGTCCGGTTGCGAAGCGTCCGGACAAGAAGGGGTTTTATTAACTTGTGGATCTTGTTTTGATTTTACTGACGGATCCCCGCCAGATTCTGACGGGTCAAAACCGCCGTTTTTGCCAGATTTCGACGGGTCAGATTTTGATGGGTCAGATTTTGATGCGTCAGATTCTGATGGGTCAGATTTTGACTGGTCAGGATCTGACAGGTGAGCAAATGCAGCCGCCTGCAGCTTTGCCACATTTAGCTGATAAACATTGGAGGCATTACGGTTTCCCTGACGTCTGGCTTTACGTGATAACCAGCCGTCAGCTTCCAGTTTTGCTATCGCCGTTCTGACTGTACTTACCCCGGCCCCAAGCTGACGAGAAATTGTCTCAATGGATGGCCAGCAGACCCCTTCGTCATTGCTGAAATCAGCCAGGCGAGCCATGATAGCCACACTGGATAATTTCATTCCCGAAGCTGCACAGGCATCCCACACATAGCCTGTTAATTTAGTGCTCACGCTCGCCCCCTATTTCCCTGAACTTGCGCTGGAATTGCTCGAGCGGGCTAAAGCACTCATGTTTATATCCTTGCCGCAGATAGATAACGCGTTGTGTTTCCGGTTCCCAACGGATAACCCGGACTGGGACGCCACGGTGATCTCTGAACCATCGGTTAAGTTTTCGCATGAGAGTTTCGCCCTCCGGTAGAACACCCCCACAATTCCTTTAGCTCTACTGTGGTTAACCCCGGTCATGCAGACAACGTTGCTTCTATCACGCTGAAACAGACTGCACCATTCCGCGCCCTGCTCCAGATCAACGGGGAACGCCTGAAACAAAAACAGATCGCCGAATGGCTTGAAGACTGGAGCGATTATCTCCTGGCGTTCGATTCTGACGGTAACACAATGCAGATTTCACAGGCTGCCCAGGCTGTTCGCCGCATTACGATCCAACAGGCAACCCAGCAGGATCATGAAGATGGCGATTTCAGCGGTAAGAAATCCCTTATGCAAAGCATTGAGGCCAGCAGCAAAGACGTTATGCCGGTGGCTTTTGAGTTCAAATGTGTTCCGAACGAGGGTCTCGGAGAACGTGCGTTCAGCCTCCGCAACAGCCTGCTGACCGGTGATGAACCTCGCTTTGTTCTGCGTATCGTACAACTGGAAGCGCAGGAAGAAGCGATCGCCAATGAATTCCGCGACCTGCTGATCAGCAAATTCGACGGTGAATCAGTAGAAACGTTCATCGGTAACTTTAAAGCGTAATTGCTCTGCATTAAATCCCCGGCGCCGCGGGGATTTATTGAAGCGTAATTCTGTTAATTATCGCCACTCGGCGAGGGATTCGCACAACCAAAATTCACGCGGTGCAGCGCGAAATAAATTATAAGGAGAACCAACGATGAGTTTTATTCAAACACTTTCAGGTAAACAATTTGATTATCTCAGCGCAACTATTGACGACATTGATATTGAAGATATCGCAGTGGCGCTTTCCAATATTTGCCGCTTCTCCGGACATCTCCCTGAATTTTATAGCGTGGCGCAGCATTCCGTACTGTGCAGCCAGCTTGTATCACCGGAGTTTGCCTTTGAAGCCCTGATGCACGACGCAGCCGAAGCGTATTGCCAGGATATCCCTGCCCCATTAAAAGCGTTACTGCCTGATTATCGCGAGATTGAGAAACGTACCGATCAACTGATCCGCTTTAAGTTTGGCTTGCCACTGGAAGAAGCCAGCGTAGTGAAGTATGCAGATCTGACCATGCTGGCAACTGAACGCCGCGATCTGGATATTGATGACAGTATTCCCTGGGTAATACTGGAAGGTATCCCCCCGACAGATTTATTCGAAATCTACCCGCTTCGCCCCAGTCAGGCTTTCGGCCTGTTTATGGCCCGCTTTAATGAACTGATGGAGCTACGCCAATGTGCTGCATAAAAAGATAAAGAGTCTGTAGTGAAGGCAATCAGATCAAGACGTTGGTGGGAGCGCGTTGAAGGCGGCTGATATTAATACCGACCACCAGCACTGATATTTGATGTTACAGCCCGGGTGCAGCCGGGCTTTGTGGAGAAAAATAAATGTCACGAATGATCCCCTTACTCGACTGGGCCAATGAGGAGTTCGGAGCGCAAGCACCAAGTGAGCGTATCCTTAAGAAATACGCTAAAGGCAAAATGATGATACCTCCAGCTGTTAAAGTAGGTCGTTACTGGATGGTAGACCGTAATGCTCGATTTGTTGGTACGCTTGCCGAACCGAAAATTCCGGCAAACGCCAGTCCAAGATTACAACGGATTATTGCAGATGGCTGCTAGACCACGTTCTCACAAAATTTCAATTCCGAATCTATACTGCAAGCTAGATAAGCGGACGGGCAAGATTTATTGGCAATATAAACATCCTGTTTCCGGACGCTTTCACAGCTTGGGTACTGATGAAGTGGAAGCTAAAAAGGTTGCATCCGAAGCGAACACGATAATTGCAGAACAAAGAACCAGGCAGGTTCTTAGTGTTAACGACCGTCTTGCCAGAATGAAAGGCAGAAGAACGGACATTACTGTCACTGAGTGGATTGATAAGTATATTGAAATTCAGGACGAACGGTTAAAACACCGTGAACTCAGACCTAATTCTTATCGACAGAAAGCAAAACCAGTCAGGTTATTTCGCGAACATTGCGGTATGCAATATTTGAAAGATATTTCCGCATTGGATATCTCTGAGATAACGGATGCAGTTAAGGCTGAAGGCCATAATCGTATGGCGCAAGTTGTTCGCATGGTTTTGATTGATGTATTCAAAGAAGCGCAACATAACGGTCATGTCCCTCCAGGCTATAACCCTGCCCTGGCGACCAAGCAGCCGAGAAACAAAGTCACTCGTCAGCGTCTTTCTCTGGAAGAGTGGAAAACTATTTATGAAGCTGCCGAAAAGCAAGAACCATACCTCCAGTGTGGAATGTTGCTCGCGATAATAACAGGTCAGCGTTTGGGCGATATCTGTAACATGAAGTTTAAAGACATATGGGACGATATGCTCCATGTCGAACAGGAAAAAACAGGATCGCGTTTAGCCATACCATTGGACTTGAAATGTGAAGCGCTGGGTTTAACTCTTCGGGACGTTGTATCTAAATGCCGGGATGCAGTCATCAGTAAATATCTTGTGCATTTCAGACATACCACCTCACAAGCAAACCGCGGTGATCAGGTTTCAACCAGTTCTTTAACTTCAACATTCAAAAAAGCACGTGACAGAAGTGGACTGAAATGGGATAAGGGATCCCCACCCACTTTTCACGAACAGAGATCATTATCAGAACGCTTGTACAGAGAACAAGGTGTCGACACGCAAAAATTACTCGGCCATAAATCAAGAAAAATGACAGACAAATATAATGATGACAGAGGAAAAGATTGGGTGATCGTCAACACAAAAACAGGGTGA